CTGCTTTAACTAAAAATCTAGATTTCTGTAAGACATCGTTTGCGATTGCAACCGCATCTGGGAATGCTAACTCTACCTCAAAGAGGTTTGGTCTAGCACCACCACCAGACAATCTACTTTTAAAATCACTTATCTTCCTTAAAGGAATATTGTTGATTTGTTGACGTGAAGGCATTGTTTTAAACCTCTAAATTAATTAAACGGAACCGATTACTTCTTCAAACGATACACCAGATCGAGTGGCAACGAATGTAAGACCAATGAAGTTAATCGATCTTGCTGGTTTGATAAAGATGTCTGCTATGAATTCGTTATTATCTATAACAGATGCAGTGTTATTTGTTTCATCACAAACAACAACATAATCTTGAATACCTCTCTTAGACTGTACGTCTCTTAGGAAAGGTTCAACAATATTCACAAAGTTTGCCCTTGTGATTTCATCGTTGAATTCGAACAATTGATCTTTTGCAGCAGCTGCAATACCATTTTCAAGGTAGATGAATAATCTACGTACGTTGATTCTATCAAATGCAGATGCTTTTGCAAAACCAGTCTTATCACCGAATAATATAATTCCTGCACCAGGTGAGTTGATAACTGGATTTATCCTGTTCGAATAAAGTTTATCTCTCTGTAATCTGGTTGGATTATAAGGAAGTTTAACTGCATTTAAGATTGCTCCTCTGTCTGTACCTGCTGGTGAGAACCAAGGGAAATCGTTAATGTCGTT